TCATAATGTATCTGGAGAAAAAAATCCTATGTATGGAAAAAAACATTCACCTGAAACAATTGAAAAAATGAGACAAAAAGCACTAGCAAGGAAATCAAAATGACATTTATTCATCATAATTACTTGGGTGATATTGAATTAGAATGTAAGACAACAGAAAGCATCCGTCTCTATAATCTACCTAATGGAAACTGGGTGCCTTCTATTACTTCTGTAACTTCTTTTTATAATCGTCAGATTTTTATTGATTGGCGTAAAAGAGTTGGTCTCGAAGAAGCAAACCGAATTACTAAAAAAGCAACAGCAAGAGGAACTGATTTTCACCAAGTGTGCCAAGATTATCTTGAAAATAAGGAGTTGAAGTGGGATGATTATCAACTCCTAACAAAACACATGTTTCATCATGCTAAACCATACTTAGATAAGATAAATAATATTCATGCAATCGAAAGAACTCTTTATTCGGAGTACTTGGGACTTGCTGGAAGAGTTGATTGTATCGCAGAATATGAGGGAGAACTTGCAGTTATTGACTTCAAGACTTCAGAGAAAATAAAACCAGAAAAGTGGATTGAAAACTATTTTGTACAAGAAACATTTTATGCTGCGGCATACTATGAACTAACTGGAAAAGTAGTTGAAAAACTCATTACATTGATGGTCACTCCTGGTGGAGAAGTAAAAGTGTTTGACAAAAGGAATAAAGGAGACTATATTAAACTATTAGTTCGTTACATTAAAGAATTTGTACATCACAATACTGGGTCAAATGGAGAATGAGTTAGAAAAAGCACTTGAAAATAAATTCATTTCTTCTGCAAAATTTTCTGAAGAAATTGAAAAGATAGTATCAAGTCAAAAAGTTAACTATATTGATGCAATAGTATTTTATTGCGAACAAAATACTATTGATTTAGAATCTATTCCTAAACTTATATCAAAACCTTTGAAAGAGAAGATTAAATATGAGGCAATGGAACTTAATTTTCTTAAAAAAACTTCCCGTGCAAAATTGATCTTTTAATGATGCCATTCGATGCTTATCGTGAATACCTTGCTCTGAAAAATCATTTCACTAAAGATAGTTATGATTATTTTAAATATAATAAAAAGGTAAGAGCAACAGTTCAATCTTTTTACAAACGTAAGGACAGATTCTGGTTTGAAAAATTAGCAAGGCAAAAATCAGAGCAAGAAGTAGTAGAATTTTTTGTTGCTAATTTTGCATCTTGTCCCGATCCAGAAACTCTTTGGATAGGTGAAATGATTAAAGAAGGTGAAGAAAGATATCAAACCTGGCAAAGGAAGGTTCAATCTCTTTCTTATATCTTTAAAGAAGAAAGTCAGTCTTTATTTGATGAAAACAAATTTGATGATGTTTTCAATTGTACAAAGGGACATCCTCCACTCCTTAAAAAATTTTTGAGTGGTAAAGTATCATTGGAGACAATGGTTCTTTATGATAAAATTTTTGATTATTCAAAGAATTTTAATAAGAAACTTCAAGATCCAGTCTGGGAAACTGTAAGTCGTAGAATTAAAAAATATAATCCTTTTCTAAATATTGACGTGTTTAAATTTCGAAAAATTTTAAAGAACGTTATTTTGGAGGATAAATGAGTTTTTTTAAATCAGAAGTTGTTCGTTCAGAAATGACTGAAATTGCAGAACTTCAGGAACATATCTATGGAAACATTTTTAAGTTCCCTACAATGAGTAAAGAAGAAAAACTTGAGCACGTTGAAGTTCTTGAAAAACTTTTAGAGAAACAAAAAGTTCTTTATACCCGATTGAGTTTATCTGATGACCCTGAAGCAATTGAAATGAAACATCGTGTAATGGAATCTGCAGTTATGATGGGAATGCCAAAAGGGACTGATATGAACATCATCTTGAGTAATATGTCCAAAATGCTTGAAGTGATGAAAGAGCAGATTGACAAAACGGGTTCTGACTGCTAGAATATATTGGGCTAGACAATCCCTTAAGCAAAGTCACAAAAGCCAAATACAATTTATAAAGGTAATCTAAATGTCTTTTGAATCTCTTAAAAAACAATCTTCCCTTGGTTCTCTTACACAAAAACTTGTGAAAGAGGTTGAAAAAATGAGTGCTACTACTTCTGGTGGTACTGATGATCGTCTATGGAAACCCGAGATGGGAAAGGATGGAGTAGGATCTGCAGTGATCCGTTTTCTTCCTGCACCTGATGGGGAAGAACTCCCTTGGGCAAAAATGTATTCTCACGCTTTCCAAGGACCTGGTGGATGGTATATTGAAAATTCTTTGACTACTATTGGTCAAAAAGATCCTCTTGGTGAATATAACCGCGAACTTTGGAATACTGGATCTGAAACGAATAAAGAAATTGTTCGAAAGCAAAAACGTAAGCTTAATTATTACAGTAATATTTACGTTGTAAAGGATCCTGCAAATCCTCAAAATGAAGGAAAAGTTTTTCTTTTTAAGTATGGTAAGAAAATCTTTGATAAAATTATGGAAGCAATGCAACCAGAATTTGAAGACGAAGAACCTATCAATCCTTTTGATTTCTGGGCAGGTGCTAATTTTAAACTCAAAATCGTAAAGAAAGATGGGTATTGGAATTACGACAAATCAGAATTTGATCGTGTAGCACCTCTACTGGATGACGATGATGCTCTTGAGTCCATTTGGAAGAAAGAGTATTCTCTTACTGCAATTACTTCACTTGACCAATTTAAATCATATGAAGATCTTGAACGTCGTATGAATATGGTTCTTGGTATCAAGACTTCATCTCCTACTCGTTCTCGTGCAGTAGTTGAACAGGAATATGACCTTGAAGAGTTTGAACAAACTCCAACGCCTCAAGATCGTGTCGTAGAAGAATTGGAACAGTCTTATGCTCGTTCAAAGACTCCTTCTCTTCCTAAAATTTCTTCGGATGATGATGACGAAGATGATGCTCTTTCATACTTCCAGAAACTGGTTGATAGTTGATTACAGATAAATCTTAATATTATCTGCAGTCTTTAAGGTTTCGGTTTTAAATTGACCGGAACCTTTTTCGTATTTCATAATATCATCCATATCATCAATAATAATATTCAAATATTTTGGTTTAAGTAAAAATATATTTCTTTTATTCTCTTCAATTTTTTCTTCATATTCGTAATTTGTGATTGGAACTACTGGATATATTGTAGAATATCCTGAAACAAATTCATCGTAATATGTAAGTGAATAATTTTCATCTACTCGTAATCCTTCTTGTAGTAAAATTGTTCCAGAAGTATTAGTTGCTTTTACTGTTTCATAGTGATGTATTCCATTATATATTCTATTATAAGTATCTGTTTCAGAATCTCCAACAACTTTATATTTTTCAAATAAGTAGTTGTCAAATGAAGTTTGAGTTAAGGGCCATTCTGTTTGTATATTAAGAATATTATTAGAAATTAAAACAATCCAATCTAAATTTGCATCCCCATAATACTCAAATGCAACATTGTCAGGTCTATTATCACCGATTATTTTATATTTTTCAAAGAACACTAAATTCTTAAAAATATCTGGTCTGATTTTTCCTCTTTTAAAAAAGTTTTTAACTTGGATATAGTCTCCTATTTTTGAGTTAGGAAGTCTATTTACATATTCAAAATCTGGAACTTTTCTAAAATACTGATTTGCCATTTTAGTAACCTATATTAGTATCTATTGATTTTCCATCAATGTTTCCATAGTCATCATTAAAGATTGGTTCAAGTTCTTGGAACTGCATACTAATTTCATAAGAAGTCATCATACCATCAGCAAAGGTCATATAATTTCCTTCAGGAGTATAATTGACAGTAAAAGATTGTAAAGCACATTCTTTAATTAGATTTAAATACGAATGATCTTTATTTTTATGTAGATACTGGATCTTAAATGTATGAGGTGCTTTTAAGAATAATTGAGATTGTGTTCTTTGTACCGCCATACCTTGTTTAAAAAATCTTATGATCTGGCGGATTTCATCTCTGTCTTTGGTACCTCTTGCTGATAATTTAAAAGTAAAGCTAAAAGGTCTTAATGTTGGACCAGAGAATAGCAACTCCATATTTGGATTTTGTATTGCTCCTTGAGTTCTGGAAAGTATATTTGATTTACCTATTGCTTGTTCAGTAAAATATGCCCTTAAAGCAGATTTTACATCTCCTGAATTTTGAGATATTCCACCGACTATATTTCCTGTGGTTTCTGCTCCAGCCGCCACTCCATCAGCAATTATTGAATCTGCAATTCCAGCAAGACCCGCTTCTAATGGATTTATCGTATCACCTCCCCACGTAACAGAATTTGTGTCTGAAATTCCCCCAGGTATTGGTAGATACGCACTTCCTATTATTCTTTGCTCCCAAGATTTTCTTGTTTCAAAACCACCTAATCCTTCATTTGCTGCTTTATCTAATTTTTTTGGAACATATTCCAGCATATTAAATTTTATTACATCTTGATATTGTGTTTGAAGATCTGCTGGATATCTTAAGTTTTGTGGAAAGGATCTTCTTGACAATACTTTTGATTTTTCTAATTCTTCCCCCAAAGCACGTTGAGATTCTTCTACTGACGGATTTGCTTCGTTGGTATTTCCTATTAACTTATTGGACTCTGCTTGTGCTGTTTGTGGATTTGCACCTTCTTTTACTTTTGCTTTTGTTACTGTT